CGGGCGAAATACAGGTCGAAGACGTTCACGGTCAGCTCCCCAGCGGCCAGTGATCGGCCGCCCACACGGCCGTCATCGCCGCCGCGCCCGGCGGCAGGAAGTGACGGAGGACGAAGTAGATCCGGGTCCGCCAGAGGTCGGCCGACTTGTTCTGCGCGTCATCGACGGCGTGCCGGACCGCGTCGCTGCGCTCCAGCAGCAGCAGCCGCTTGTAAACGCGCTCCCGCTCAGTCTTGGCCTCGGAAAGCTGGGTTTCGATCGCCTCCAGCTTGATCCCCAGCCGCTCTTCGAGCCGCGTCAGGCGCTCTGCGAGGTTGCGATGAGTCAGATCGCTCTCCGCCATCACCAGTCCGTGTAGTAGGGCTGGACGCTGGGCGTGACGTTCGGGTCAGAGAAGAAGCCCTTGACCCCGACACCCGGCATGAACGGACAGACGTGCGGCATGAACGGCTGGTTCACGTCATCGACCCGCAGGTTCGTCAGAGCCGTCGGGTCGGACACCGCCAGCATCGACGGGCGACCGCTCAGGTTCATGATCTCGTCGCCGGTGAGGCCGAAGCTCCAGCCCATGCGCTGGATTAGATTGGGAGCAGACGAATAGCTGATCGTGATGTCGCCGCCGGCCGGCACGTCATAAAAGCCCTGCGTCGTGCTTGCTGACGAGCCATTCACGAGAACCGAGGTGACCGTCCCGCCTAATATCTTCCAGCGCTGCTCGCGGTTGGTGTTGTTCTGGTAGGTGGAGCCGGACGACTTGATCGCCACGTCTTGCAGCGCCCACATATCCGGCAGCGCGCCGGTGAAGTCACTCGCCGAGTTGCCCGAGCACTTCCGGCCGCCCGAGCCCGTCGTGTTGCTGGAGTGCTCGAGATAGGGGAGCTGGTTGAACTGCTGGAAGTGGACTCCGACGATAGCGTAGTCTTTGTCGGCGTCGAGAATCTGCACGCCCCAGGCGTGCTCCGTCCGGTTCAGCCCGTTCTGGCGCTCGCCGATCACGCCGCCGTAGATGCCAGTGAAATCCGCTCCCGTGCGGATGAGGCCATAGCTCGCCTGCGCGGACACCGCGCCCGACGTGTCCCCGGAGTCCCAGAGCTTCTGGTTCCGCAGGTTGTTGGAGATTCGTGGGCTGTAGAGAAACACATTCCCCACCCCGTCCTCGAACTGCATGGCCCCGTTCGAGCGGTCGCCATATTGCGTGATGAGCGGCGAGGAGAAGACGATCTCCGACACCTCCCCGGAGCCGCTCACCTTCAGCAGCGCAGCGCGCGTGTTGTGCGCGTTCAGCCAGCAGTGCTCGAACAGCCAGCGATAAATTCGGAACGTGTTCTGCGCATGGATCAGGACCGGCTCTTCGACACAGTTGTCGAAGATCACGTTGTCGAACCACGTGTTCCAGACGTGATTGGTCCCCTGGCAGTTTGCCGTCACGCCGCGCCAGAATCGATTGAAGCTCGAGTTCTCAACGACGAACGTATCCACGAAGCAGTCCGTGAGCAGGAACTTGCACACGCTGCCGCGCGTCAGGTCCTGATTCTCCACCAGGCCAATATTGCAGCGGTCCACCCGGATGCCCGCGCAGTCCCGAACGTCGAGGAAATCGCCGACCTCATTGGTCGTGTTCTCGGCGAAGGAGCCCCGCACATCGACGAAATATATGCGGTTCGCCGCCCCGACGCGGTTGTTGGAATCGGCCTCAATGTCGCCGGTCGGCGTCTGGCCGAGCCGGGCGAAGTCGTCGATGCCGGAGACGAACATGTCGTCGATGACGCCGTTCTGGCAGTCGAGGAAATTGAGCGCCGGCGCCGACACCCGCGAGGTGGCCGCCGCCTTGGACAGGGACACGCCGGAAATGCGGAACTTGTTGACCGGCGTGGTTCCGCCGACCGCGAAAAACTCATTGGCGTTGTCCGTCGTCTGAAGCGTGGTGCCGCCCCACTGGGACCCGGAGCCCTCGATAGAGCAATCGTCAGAGTTCAGGTTCAGCGGGCCGCCGTTCCAGTTCCAGATGCCGGGGCCAAGCGTGATGCGCCACGGCCCGCCGGCGGCCTCGAACTTGTCCACCCACGCCTGCACGTCCGACACGTGCCCCGTCGCCCCCTCAGGAAGCTGCAGGTGAACCTCGTTCTTGGGCCGCGTCCGCACCCAGCGCCCGGCGCCGGTGTCGTGATTGGAGCCGATGACATTGACGCCATCGTTGGTAATGGTCTCATTCGGGTCCCACTCGAACCAGCTGTCGAGCGAGCTGACGAACACCGGGGCGGAGAAATCGTTGCGGTCCCGGAGCGCGTCGTCATCGGCCTCGAACGGGAACGCAGCCGTCTTCCAGTCGGACTGGCCGAGCTCGGTGTCGATGGCCGAGACCATCTCCGCTCCGGTCTGGTCGCCCGTCGCGCCGGCCTCGATGCCGTCGAGCTTGGCCTGGTCGGCGTCGTCGAAATTGTTGGTGTCCGTCTCGGCAAAAAGCAGCGTCTTGATCTCGGCGCCGGTCTGGTCGGCCGCGGCCCCGGATTCGACACCGGCCAGCTTCGTCTTCTCGTTGTCGGTAAACGCGTTCGTATCGGCGTTATTCTCGTAGGCCGCCTTGATCTCGGCGTCGGTGGGGTTGGCCTCCGCGCCGACCTCGACACCATCGAGCTTGGAGCCATCCGCCGCCACGTCTCGGCCGTCCACAGTCCCGCTGACGGTGAGACTCCCGGCGACATCGAGGTCCGTCAGGGCCTTGATCTGTCCCGAGCCCTTGGCGTTGAGACGAAGATCGATGTTCGTGTCGTCTCCGGCGACGGCCAGCAGGGGGCCGGTTCCTGTGGCTGCGTTCGACAGCTCAGCGTAATTCACCGCGCTCGCGACGCGCTGGAAGATCAGAAGATCATTGCTGTTGTCGTCCCGAATTCCGTGCGCGTCGTCGAACAGGATGTAGTGGTCATTGGCGTCAAGATTTCCGCCCAGCTGCGGGCTCGTGTCCTCGACCACGTTGCCGATGCCGCTGCCTGCGGAGGGCAGGTCGCTCAGGAGCACCTTGACATGCGTTCCGTTGTTCAGCCGGACGATGACGTGCGAGGTCGCCTCCGCCGGCGACGAGTCCTCCGTCAACCCGTCCAGGTCGAAGGTAAACGACGGATCTCCGGCGACGCCGTCCGGATTGGCGAGTGACAGCGGCGCAGCGACCTGGAGCGTTCGCCCCGTGTAGGATTCGGCCCCAGTGCGAGCGACGACGCCGTTCTGCGACAGGTCCGTGTGCATCAGCGCGCCGGCGGCGTCGACATTCGATGCGTCGGTTACGTCCGCCCCGGTCTCGACCCCGGCCAGCTTCGTCTTCTCGGAATCGGTGAACTTGTTGGTGTCGGCGAGGCCTTCGTAAAGGGCCTCGATCTCCGAAGCCGTCTGGTCGGCCGTGGCGTTCGATTCGATCCCGCTCAGCTTCGCTTGCGCGGCGTCATCGAAGTTGTTGGTGTCCGCCTCGGCAAAAAGCAGCGTCTTGATCTGCGCCCCGGTGAGCGCAACGCCAATCGTCTTGGGGGGACGAAAGCCCATCGAATTTCCCGCTTCTGGCCGCCTCTGCGTGCAGTCATCTGCGGGCGAGAGCAGTTTGCCCTCAACGCACCCGGCGCCGCCGCGCGCCGCTTGATATCCCGATTGGCGAAACGTTCCTGATCGAGCGGTCCGGCTTCAAGCGGAAGCTGCCCGGCTGACTACGCCTCGCCCTGAATCCGAATCTCAACGTATTCGACGTTGAGCCGGTCTCCGGCCCCGCCGTTGTTCGTGATGTTGAAAAGGAAGCCGAAATAGCCCGAGCGGATCTTCGCCGCTGTCACGCCCGCGGTCGAAAGGTCACTCGAATTCCATGTGTAGGTTCGGGTTTCCGGCCCTGAAATGCTGTCAGGCCACTTGCCGGCCTGCGCCTTGTCGACGGCGGTGAGGTCGCCATTGTCGCCGTTGTCGGCGTTGTCGGCGTTACGAAGCTCGACGTATCGGTCCTCGATATCGTCGTCGCCGAACGACGCGCCGAGAGCGCGAATGCGAATGTCGATCTGGTCTATCGTCGCGCCCGCAGGAACGTCGTCGCCGGTGGCGAAGTCCCGCTTGAGTATCAGGTCATCGGTATTTTTGCCGTCCTGGATGGAGGCCGTCGGAGACGTCGCATCAGTATCGTCGGTCAGGCAATTCGAGGTGTCGCCCCAGATGTTGCCGCTATGATCGCCGCCGCCGCTTCCGCTCTCGGCGGTGTCGAATGTCAGCCAGCCGGTGTCGAACGGAACGGGCGCAGAACCGCCAGCGGCAGCGATCGCGGCAAGCAGGAGCGCGCGACGACTCATCAGGCGTCCACGAGGTTGCCGACCACGTCACACGCCCCGGCCGCGGTGAAGATCACCGCCGCGGCGCCGCGACCATCAAGCTCGGCCGTCTTTCCGTTCTGCGGTGTGACGGTCATTCCCGCGCCGCCCACGATGGTCGGATTGGCCGACCCGATCGACAGGAACACGACGCTCTCGCCAGCCGAGAACGTATTGTCGGGGATCGTCACGTCCGCCGCGCTGGAGAAGTCCAGAATCACGACGCGGCGCTTGTCGTCCTCGGCGACCGTATAGGCGCCGGTCTTGGCCGCCTCCGAACCCAGCTCGGCCGTATCGGCGATCTCCTGGGCCGTGGCTGTCCGGAGCTGGTCGCTGTTCGACGTGTCCTGCAGGAGAACCTTGTCGTCGTCCGCGACCGTCGTGGCCGTCAGGCTCGCGCCATCCAGTGCGGCTTCGACATTGGCCTCGTCGGTGACATCGGCCCCGGACTCTATCCCCGAGAGCTTGGACTGCTCGGAATCGGTGAAGGCGTTGGTGTCCGCGTTGTTTTCGTATGCGGTCTTGATCTCGGAGTCGGACTGGTCCGCAGTCGCGCCCGACTCGATGCCGTCGAGTTTCGTCCCGTCAGCCGCCACATCGCGGCCATCGACGGTCCCCGTCAGCGAGACATTGCCGAGGACGTGCAGGTCGTTCTGCGCCTCGACCGTGTCGCTCTTGGCGCCGAGCTTGAGCTTGACGCTCGCGTCCGAGCCGGTCGCCTCGATCAGCACATCGCCGCCGGTCGCCGAGTTGCTGATCTGCGCGTAATTCACCGCGCTCGCGACGCGCTGGAAGATCAGGAGTTCGTTGTTGTTGTCGTCGAAAATGCCGTGGGCGTCATCGACCTGGATATTGTTCCCGTTCGTATCGAGATCGCCGCCCAGCTGCGGAGAGGCGTCATCGGCGACATCCAGAAGGACCGTTCCCGCCTTGGCGGGGAAGTCGATAACAAACGTGGAGGCCGAGCTGCTTTGAGCGCGAAGTGTGTTCTTCCCGCCAAAAGCGCCACCATCAAGAAGGTCGACGTTCGTGAATGACGGCGCGCTCTGAGTCGTCAGGCCCTGGTCAATCGCCTTTACCGCCGACACATCGGACAGCTCGCTGTCCATGAGCGCACCGGCGCTTTGAACATTGGCCGCATCGGTTACGTCAGCGCCCGCTTCGACGCCGTCGAGCTTGGACTTGTCGCTGTCGGAGAAACGGTTGACATCCGCGTTCGCCTCGTAGGCGTCGCGGATTTCCGTATTGGTCTGGTCCGCGGTCGCCCCGGATTCGATGCCGTCGAGTTTCGAGCCGTCGGCGGCGAGGTCGCGACCGTCCACAGTCCCGGTGAGCGTGATGTTGCCCGCGACATCGAGCGCATCGAGCACCTTCACCTGGCCCGACCCCTTGGCGCCGAGCCTCAGGTCGATGTTCGTGTCGCCGCCAGCCGCCTCCAGCAACGGCCCCGTGCCGGTGGCGGTGTTGGTCAGGCCGGCATAATTGACGGCCGAGGCCGTCTTCGTGAGGACGAGGAACTCATTGCCCGAATCATCAAACAGCCCGTGTCCAGTATCGAACTGGATGTTGAAGCTGTTCGTATCCAGATCGCCCCCGAGCTGAGGCGTCGTGTCCTCGACGACACTGTTGATGCCGCCGCCGCTTGAGGGCAGGTCGTCCAGCAGCACCTTGCGGTGCGCGCCGAGACCCGCATCGTAGATGGCGACATAATCGGATGCGCCGGTGGGGCCGCCCTGCGCGGTCAGCGCGTTGATGTCCAGCGCGATCGACGGATCTCCCGAAACGCCGTCCGGGTTCGACCAGGCCAGTCCAGTGCTGGCCTGCAGGGTCCGCTCGGCGTAGGTCTCCGATCCCGTGCGGACGAAGATGCCGTCGGCCCCGATGTCGGTGTGCATCAGCGCGCCGGCGGCGTTCACGTTCGCCGCATCGGTCACATCCGCCCCGGCCTCGATTCCGCCGAGCTTGGACTTTTCCGAGTCCGTGTATTTGTTCGTGTCCGCCAGCCCTTCGTAGAGGGATTCTATCTCGCTGGCGGTCTGGTCGGCCGTGGCGTTCGATTCGATGCCATCGAGCTTCGAGCCGTCGGCCGACATATCCCGGCCGTTGACGTTGCCGGTCGTCGAGAGTGCGCCCGCGACGTTCGTGTCGTCTTCGAGCTCGATCGAGCCCGTGCCCTTGGACTGGAGCCGGAGATCGACATTGGCGTCATCGCCGGCGGCGGCGATGAGCGGCCCCGCGCCCGTCGCCGCGTTGCCGATGTCCACGAAATTGACCGCGCTCGCAGCCACCGTAAAGAACACGAGTTCGTTGCCCGCGTTGTCTTGCAGGCCGTGAGCATCGTCTATCTGGATGTTGAAGCTGTTGGTGTCGAGGTCCCCGCCAAGCTGCGGGCTCGTGTCTTCCACGACATTCGAGATGCCGCCGCTGCCGAGATCCGCGATCGCCTGCGCGGTTACCGTCTTCGCGTTGTCCGCGTCGTCAGCGTCCTGGATCAGAACCTTGTCGGTCCCCGCTACGGTCGCGGTCGGGATCGCGGCGCCGTCGAGGGCGCTGATAACACTCGCTTCGTCGGTAACATCGGCGCTGGCTTCGATGCCCGCCAGCTTCGACTGCGCCGCATCGTCGAAATTGTTGGTATCGGCTTCCGCGAACAGGGCCGTCTTGATCTCGGCGCCGGTCTGGTCGGCCGTCGCGCCCGATTCAATCCCGTCGAGCTTGGACTTGTCCGCCGCCGGCATGAGGCCTGCGTTGCCGGCCGTGGCCAGCATTGAGTATAGGTCCGCGATCGACTGCGCTGTGGCGGTCTTGAGGGCGTCGGAGCCATCAACGTCCTGGAGGAGAACCTTGTCCGTCCCAGCCACGGTCGCTGTCGGAAGGGTCGCGCCGTCGAGAGCCGTCGTGACATTGGCCTCGTCGGTGACATCGGCCCCGTCCTCGATGTTGAGAAGGCCGCGGATCGCTGAGAAGGTCGCGCCAGAGATGATGGACCGGCCCGCAGACGTGATGGCCGTAGTCGCCCAGGTATCGGTTCCCGACAGATAGGGCAGCGTGTCCACGCCGCCCGTCAGCGCCAGGAAGTTCGTCAGCCGGGTCGTTTGCGCCTGGAATTGAGCGTCCGCGCCCGACACGGTGTAACGGTCGAACAGGTCGTGGATCGTGCCGTCCGGCTCTTTCGCCTTGACGTTGCCATCGCCACTATCGGCATATAGCGCCACGATTCCCGTCTGAGGATCGGGCGGCGTCCCCAGGATCAGATCGGTTCGCGGGGTGACACTCTCGGGTTTGAATCCGGCGCCCATCGTTTACGGCGTCCGCTCGAAGCCCTGCGCGAAAAGCGTGTATCCGGCGGCTGGCGCTTTCAGAAACAGCGCCTCCGTCGTCTTGACGAAAATCTCCCCGTAGTCGTAGGCCGCCCCGGCGGGCACGTTGACGGCGTAGAGAAAGTCCACGTTGCCCTCGACGGTCTCCCCCTCGGCGCCGAACCCGATCTGGACGGCGCCCGACGAGCCGGTCGTGTTGACCACTTCGGCCTTCTTGAGAACCATCTCCTTACCGCTGGATTTCGGCAGCTCGATCATTGTCGAGGACTGGGAGGTGACCCTCTTGGTCTCTGCATCGTTCGTCGCCATGCTAAAGCACCATCATCAGCGCGAGATCGGCCTCCGCGGACGCCAGAGCGGCGGACGGAAGCTGCGCCTGCGGAACCTCGCCGTTCCCGTCGAGGCCCGCGTAGCCATTGGCCTGTCCCTTCTCAGAGACAGCCTGTTTCTCGCTGTCGAGCTCGTTAATCGCGCCCTCGGCGTCCGTCGCGGCGAGATTGCCGGCGGGCGTGTAGGTGATCTGGTCGGCTGAGTAGTCGTCCGATTGGGCCGTAATCGCGCCCGTGCGACCCTCAAACGAGGTGACCGCCGCCGTGATGTCCGTTTTCGCCGCCCATTCCGGGTTGCCGTTGGAGTCGAGCGCGAGAACAACGTCGGTTTCACCGGAAATGGACGGGAGATCAGGCGCGGATTCGCCGACCGGGATCAGGAACGCGCGCTGGACCGAGAACCGCACGTCCGCGAGACCGGCGGTGAGCACGTCGAACTCGTCGTTCAGGTCGTTGGCCGAGATCGGGCCGGAGGAAATGTCCGTTGCCCGCGCGGGCGTCACGTCCCGGAGGATGAGCACGTCATCGCCCGCCCCGGACGCCGAGTTGAGCGTGATTTGCCCGCCGTCGTGTCCGCCTTCCGCGCCGGCATTGCCCGTGAAGGAGAAATCGCCCTGCGCCTTCTCCGTCCCGCCTACGAAAACGCGCAGGTCCGCCTTGCCGAAAACCGTGAAACTGAACGAGAACGGCCCCGTTGACTGCGGGTCCGAGAAGCTCACCCAGTTCTGTTCGTCCGGTATCGTGACGTGCGCCATGCCGCCACATGGCGATCAAGGGCCTTTTGCCTCAACGCACCCGTCTAATTGGCGCGCTCGAACAGCTCCGCTTCGGCCTCGTCGATCAGCTCGGGGTGGCGGCTCAGCAGTTCGGCCCGCGCCGCGCTGCGGTAGCGCGTGACGATGTTCTTGATGATCCGCGCCTTGCCGCCCTCGGCTCCGTCCGACGCCATCTCGTAGTCACCGCTCAGCGCGTGACGGCCTTCGACGATGGCGTTCAGCGTGTCCTTCGCGCCCATGCCGTCGATCTTCAGCCCGTTCCCGGCCAGCTCGATATACTCAGAGTAGATTTCCGGGCGGTTTTTCAACGGAATCGAAACCCCGCCCACGCTCAGGGCGCGCCGGGGCGTCCGGAGGTCCACGCCCAGCCGAATGATCTCGGAATCCACGGGCTCGGGGTCCTCGACCCGCGAATAAATCGGGGAAACCGCGTCGTAGGCCTTGCCGAGCCCGGACTGGTAGCTGATCGGCCGGCCCCACAGGTCCAGCCGCGGCGGCAGCGATTTCGACAGGCCCGGCACACGGTTCTTGATCTCGTCCATCATGTCGGTTGTGGAGCGCATGACCGGATCCTCGACCCGCCGGATCGCCGGACCGATGTTGGGAACCGCGAACGCGGCGACGTTCCGCGTCAAGTAGCCCTCGCCGTAGCGTTGCGGGTCCGACATGAACTCGAAGAAATCGGACATGCCGGTCATGTAGGTCTTTGACATCGACACTTGGCCGATCGAGCCGACCGCCAGCGCGATCGCCTCGCCATGTTCCTCGGCGCCGAGTTCGGCCCAGTCGGTATTTGCCGTGATTTCCGCCATGTCCGCCGCCAGGCCGATAGTGATTCCGAGCGGGTCGAGCCGGTTATACTGCACCCAGCGGTCCCCGACCTTCACCGAGTAGGGCTGCCAGCCCGTTCGCAGGAGCGCCTCCCGCTGGCCGGGCTCGAGCGGACCGCCGCCGGAGATCTGTCCGTTCATGGCCATGTCCGCGCTAATCATGCTGATCGCGGTGCCGAGATACATCTGCGTGCGGGCAATCTCGGCGTCCGCGCCGCCGCGCGCGATCGCCTCGCGATACTCCCGGAACATCGGGGCCACAGGCGAGCGCATGAATGAGAAGCGCAGCAGGTTCGCCGGCGTGTTGACGAACGGGAGCAGGATATGGCCAAGCGGCAGCGGACCGGCCCTTGCAGCATCGCGAAAGCGCAGGATGGCCGCCGTGGCTCCGCGCGGGGCGGGCGGATTCGTGAACGTGCGTTCAAGCGCGGCCTGTCGCGCCGCCCGCTTCACCCCCGGCGGGGGGTTGTTGACCAGCTGCATCATGCGGCTCGTGCGCTGGCCCGCGTCGATGAATCCCTGCTCAAACTCGCGCTGCGCGGTGCGAAACGCCTGAGAATACAGCTCCCCGCGATAGTTCACCGTCTTGAAGAACGTGTCCGCGGCCCCGAGCGCATTGCCCGGAACCCGAATGAGCGGACCGATCGCATCGGCGGTCCGGCCCAGCATGGTCGAATTGTCCACGCCGAACGACTGCGAGGAGATCCGTCTCGGACGGCGAGCCTCGACCTTCTCCGGACCGCCGACGATCCCCAGCTCGCGCACGGTTTCGTCGCCCACCTCTCCGCGGCGCAGGGCCGCCCCGACCGTCTTGGAGGCGTAACGCAGGGCATCCCGCGCCCCGTGCATCATGCCGATCGCCTGTTGCGTGGCCTCCCCGATCTGGACGCTATCGACCTGCGTGCCCATGACCCGGGCCAAGCGGGCCGCGCCGGCCTTCTCCATGACCGTGTAGGCCGCCGTCATGGTGTTGCCGATGGCGTTGACCATTTGGGTCTGCGGCGCCCACAGCAGGCCATTCTGCCACGCTTCGGCCACGGCGTCGGCCGTTTTCGCCATCGCGGCGCGCTCGACGATGCGGTCCACCTCGCCCCAGCGGTCCGGAGGCAAGCGGGACAGCTTCTCCGCCAGGCCCTTCGTCGCGTCGATCCCGCCGCTGGTTTCCAGCAGCTCCTCGATTTGACCGACGCGCTGGAAGCTGTCGCCGACGGGAATCTGCCACTGTTGCAGGGCGCGCGCCGTCTCCGTCCGCGCGGCGATGACCTCGCGCTGGATGGAGTGGTGAACCGCCATCATGCGCCGGAACGCGAACAGGTTGCCTTCGGAAGGATTGTTCGCCGCGCGCTGCGCGACCTCACGCAGCTTCGAGGCGGAGTTGATCCACAGCTCGCGGACCGCGAGGCTCTGCTCGGCGTTAAGCGGCTGGCCCTGGCGCCGCGCCTTGAGCGTCTCCCATGCGTTGATCTGCTGCGCCGACGCCTTGGTCTGGATATTCGTCCGGACGCCGCGGCGGCCCTCGTCCACGCTTTTCGAGAAAGCGTCCGCCATCTGGCCGATGACCGAACGGATGTCGTCTTCGCTCTGGATGCGGCCGAAATTGATGTTGACGCGATCCCCGCCGAGATCGACGATTTGCTCCTGCGAGAGACCGCGGGCGCCGGCGGCGAGCTGCGCCACCTCCTCCTCGTCGAGATCGGTTTCCGTGCGGGGCCGTCCCTCCGCGCGCCGGGCCGCGGCCTCGACCTCTTCGCGCACCTGCTCCGGTCGGGCGCGCGGGTCGATGCCGAGCGCGTCGAGTTCCTGGCGAAGCCCGCGGCGCGCCTCGAGGACCGCAGCCGCATCCGCGTCAGCGGCGGAGTAGATGTTCGGACGGCCTTCGATCAGGTCGTCGCTCAGAAGCCGCATCAGGTCCGCGGCTGTCGGCTGCAGCGCGTCCGGGTCGGCCGGGCCGAAGAAGCCCGCCAGCCACGCCCTCTCGGCCGCCTCGTCCATGTCCAGGCCGGACGTGTTGTTCACGAGGCCGGGCCGCGTGCGCAGGTCGCCGAGAATGGCGCGGACCTCCCCGCCGTCATCAATCACTCCCCCTTGGGCGCGCAGGAACTCGCCGAGACGCATCGCCCTCGGAGGCTCCGCGCGCAGTTCATCCACCATCGCCATCAGGCCGTCCACGTCGTCGGCGCTGATCGGCGTGGGCTGGCCAGCGTCGCCAAACCGCTCCGGCTGCAGACGCGCGGTGGCCGCCTTCAGGCGCGTGGCCGCATCGCTGAGCGCCACCGCCTCGAGCGCCCCCTCGACCTCGACCGCGCCCTCGACCTCACGAACGCCGCCGGCGAGGAGGTCGTCCGTCGAAACCGGAACCGCCCCTTCCCCAAGAGCCGCTTCGAGATCGGCCTCGACCGTGGACGCCTTTTCTCCGAGGGCCTGTATCTCCGACGCCTGCGCCTCGGCCGCCTCGACGCGGGAAGCCGCGCGCCGCTTGGCCCGCATGGCGCGAAGGCCCTGCACGAAAGGCTCGGCGATCGCGCCCAGTCCGCCCCCCTCGAGCACCGACTTGATCCGGCCCTCCATCTCGGAATCATTGCCGTCCGCAGCGAGATAGCCCGTCACCGGGTTTTTCAGCGCCGGGACCGACTCCACCAGGTTCGACAGGCGCTCCTCCTGCGGGTCGAACACCGTGAAGTCCGCGATCGCGCCCTGCGTGAATCCGCGGGCGACGTTGGCGATGTTGCCGCTCTGCTGGAGGATGCCGGCGCCCCTCAGAGCCGAGCCGCCGGCGGCGAAGCCGGTCAGGAATTGCGTGATGCCCTCGACCAGCATCCCGGTCGTCGTGTCCGGGTCCTCGACATCGGGGAGCTCGACACTGCCCGCGTCCGGATTGCCGATGGCCTCGCGAAATGCGGCCACGTCCTCCGGCGTCACCGTGGCGCCGAGCTTGAAACCGCCGGTCTCCGGGTCGATGAATGTCAGCCTCGGATCGAGATTCGTCGCCTCGGCGATCCGGTCGCCGACGCCCTCTGTCAGTTCCAGGGCCTCCTGCACCGCGTCACGGACGCCGCCGATTACCGCCCGCGGGAACTGCGGGACCGTGCGCGCCACGTCCGACGCGACCGGACCCGCAACATCGCCCACGGCATCGATCGCGCGCGCCGCCGCCCCGACCTGCCCCGGAGACGACGCGGCGACTTCCAGCGCGGACCGCGTGGCGTCCTTGCCCTCGGCCTTGCCGTGCTTGGCCCGGAGCCGCGCAAGGGCGTCGCCCCCGTCCTGCAGGTCGCGCTCGTAGTCCTGCTTCAGCTCACCCTTCAGATCATCGGCCATCAACGGCCCCCATCGCCTCTATGGCGTCGCGATAGGCTTCCAGCTTCGCAGCTTCCTGCCGTAATTGGTCTTCCGGCATATCGGCCTCCAGGAGCGACTGCTCAAGACGGTCCACCTCGCCCAGCGTCACCGGGCGCGCGCCGTTCCAGAGCGGCGGCATGTCGGGATCGACCAGCGCCGCGCCGCCGAACCGGCGCGCGATCGAGCGGGCCTGGTCGCGAACATCTTCCCGCTCCGCCTCCGGGTTTTCCTCGAACCAGTCGAACAGCGCAGCCTCCGCCTCGGCGCGCTTGGACTCGAAGACCGTGCTGAAACCAGCCAGCGGGCTTTGCGCGAAGCCGGCGTCGATCAGGTCCACGCCCGCTTGCAGCGTGTCGCTCTGCGCCGATTCCGCCGTGTTCATGAGCGTCGAGAACTGCGACCCGGAGATGAGTCCCTGCGCCACCGCCTGCAGCGCCTCGCTCTCGATCTCCTCGCCGCGGCGGGCGCGGGACGAAAACTGCGCGAACACAAGATCGTCTCCATCCCCGCCATCGCTGCTGACGATCTGGCGTCCAGCCGACAGGGCCGTGGCGGACAGGCGGCCTCGGTTCTCGATCAGCCACTCCGCGGTAAGCTGGTCCTGCAGGGCGAGCACCTGCATCTCCTCGGCGGCCGCCGCCTCGATTTGCTCGATCTGCGCCGCGGCGCGCGCCTCGGCGCGGCGCTCCTCCGCCCACCGCGCGTTCTCGATCTCGGAGAGCTCGCGAACCCGCGTCCGAAGACGGTTGTGAAGATCCTGGCGCGCGTCGCTGCTGATCTGCAGGCTCTCGTCGCGGGCCAGCTCGTCAGCGCGGTCAAGCGCGGCGGACACGCCCTTCTCGTTGAACACGCCCGCGATGTCCTGCTCCATCACCGAGCCCGAGACCCTCAGCTCAAAATCCCTGAGGAACGCCTGGCCCTGTTCTTCGGTGTAGGGGATCACCGGGTTATCAACGAGCTGATCGTTGAGCGCGAGGACTTCATCGACGAGGGACTCGTATTCCTCGCCCCCGATGGCCCCGTCGCCGGCCGTGTCCACGAGCGTCTCGATCTGCCCCATCACGTTCTGGCGCTGCTGCAGGATCGCCAGCTTCGCCTCCTCAGCCGTGACCCGCTTCTGCTCGCGGGACACGGTCAGGAGCCCGGCGTTCATGCGCGCATCGAGCATGTCCTGAATCTCGACATTGAAGTCCAGCGGCGCGCCGGAGACGTATTCGTTGACGAAATCGGACGCGGCTTTCTCGAAGCCTTCCGGGTCCGCAGCGTGATCGGTCGAGAGCCGGATCGCGGCCCTGTCCGCGTCCATGCGCGCCTTGGCCAGAAGCCGGGCTTCCGCGGCCGCGTTGAAGGCCGCGTCCTCCGCGTTCAGGACCGTGCGCCGGTCCACCTCGCCCGATTCCGCCGCCTCGCGCCCCTGCTGACGCGCTCGCTCGACCAGCGCCGGCTCGAGAATCTCGTTGACCTGCTGCGCCGCCCGGCGAATGGAGTCGAACGACGACGACATGGCGCGCGCCGCGGCGGCGCTGCCGCGGATTTCCGTCAGCCGCGTCAGGCCGGCGGGTCGGATGCCCGGCAGCTCAGCCACCGCCGAAACCCTTGTCGAACCGGCTCGCGGCCGAAGCGAACGAGGGCAGGCCCTCGGCTATGCCCCCGATCACCGCGAATGGCGCGGCGCGGCGCAGGGAGGACGTCTCGGTGCGCTTCGACACCGCGCCCAAGCGCTCGCCCAGCACCTCGCGCGACTCTGCCCTGCGGCTCTCTCTGCGCGCCTGCGCCCGGATCGCCGCCGCGTTCGGGGAATCGCCGCTCACGCCGCGAGCCGCCCGGATCGTGTTGATGGCCGCGATCGTGTCGTTGAGTTCGGCGCGCCGGTCGGCGGACGCCTGGTCGGCCCGGAGTTCGGCGATCTGCGCCTCGAACTCGGCGGACTTGGCCTGCGACTTCAGGGCCGCGCGCCGGCTGAACCCGGACGCGATGGATGCCGCCCCGCTGACGGCGGAAGTCACGCCCGCGGCAATGGTGAACGGATCGGCCATCTAGCTCGCGACCTCCATCGTGATAGCGCGCGTTTCCAGCGGCGCGCCCTCCCCCACATATTGCTCGATCGACAGCTGCGGCGCGTCGTTCCAGCCAAGCTGAAAGGCCCGCTCCGTCCGGCTGCGCGTGAAACCCACGATCGACAGGTCGTCGCCGCCCTCGTAGGGCGACTTCAGGGACCCGTTGAGCCGGAACGCGCCGGTATCGAGCACGTCCACCCGGCCCGAGACTATGCGCTGGCGCTCCCAGCCGATGTTCGGGCTGATCGGCGGCGCCGGCTCCATCTCCAGCGCGAAATCCACGCCCAGCGTCTTTCCGGCCCCCGGCGCTTCGTCCGGCATCTCGCCCGAGCCGTCGAGCGTGCCGAACTCGGTCACGGTCTTGTTCTCGACCACCACCGACTCCGTCGAGGCGCGGCCCGCCTGCGCGGACGAGTAGTCCAGCTCGTCGTCAGCGATGGCGGAAAACTTGAACTGGCAGAGACGGTCCTCGCCGTCGATCGAGGCCGACAGATACACGTCGTCGGCGCTGGTGATGACGTCGCGCCAGGTCCCACGCCCCCGGCTCCACACGCCCCACCCGGTCACGTCCGATCCGCGGCGATACATCACCACGGTTAGCGTCCCGTCATCGTTGAGGATATAGACCAGCCGCTCCGAGCGCCCGTCGATGCCGTTCGAGATGGCCAGCCGGGTCGGCATCCCGATCAGGTCATAGGACAGCTCGCTCAGCTCTATGATCGCCCACGACCGGCGGATGTTCCCGGTCGGGATCACGGCCATGAGGCGCTTGGCGTCTTCGTCGATGAACAGGACGCCCTCGTTGGCCAGCGCCGGGGGAACGTCCGACGCCCCCTCCGGGCCGATCCGGAGAAACTCGACCGACTCCGGCGTGATCGGGTTTTCCGCCGATTCCGGGACGTAATACGCTCCGCGGTCCGTGAACACGATCAGCTGCTCGGCGGACACGAAATGGCGAACCTCCGAGTTCGGATCGTGGCCGAGGCGCTCGATGAACCCGTCCGCGGCCGTCAGGGTCCCGCCGGTGAAGAACTCCGTGAAATTGTTGACCGCCGAGGCGGCGATCGCATCCGGCGCATCCCGGAACCGCCCGAGAAACAGCCGCCCGCGATGGACGGCGATTGTGCCCGGATAGCCGCGCATGTCGGACACCATCTGCTCGTCCCAAATGCTCGTCCCGATGGGCGAGGCGACCGACGCCACCGAGGAGATGTCCACCGCCGACTCCGGGCCGATCAGCTTGTTCGGGTCTCCCGTGCCCGGCACGTCCGGCTCATCGTAACTGTCGCGCATGATGACCCGGACGACGGTTCCCGACACCACCTGCGCGACCACCGCGTTCAGCTCGTCGATCTCGGTCTGGACGACCTGACCGACCTTGAACCCGATCGTGTTCGTCACCGTGATGTCCACGGTCGGGTAGAGCCGGGACTTGATCGTGCAGGTTCCGTTCTGCCCGTCCGTCACGCTGTCGATCTCGACCTCGTTGGCCTGCATGTAGCGGAACCGCGCCCCGACATGATCGGCCGTGAGCACGTCTTCGTCGAACGTAATCGAAACCCCGGACCCGGAGTATGCGCCGATCGTCATGATGGCGTTGGGCTGGCCGAAGCGGAAATAGGGCTGGAGGATCTCGTTGCCCGACCCGCCCTGGAACGCGAAATCGCTCCGATCCCAGGTGTTTGGCCCGCCGCGCGTGAACACCTGCGTCTTGAACGCCTGGTGGGAGACATAGACCGTGTCCTGGTCGGACTCGAACACCAGCGAGTCCAGCTCGTCCTCGCTCCACGGGATGTTCGACGGAAAGGTTCGGGTCTTGGTCCCGTCCGGATCGTAGATGTCGAGCCGGCCATCGGTCAGAACGAAAATTTCCACGCCGTCCTGGCCCTTGTATTCGTAGATGCGCGGCTTGGCCGCGAGCAGAACCGCCAGCTCCACCGAGCCGGGCCGGCGCATGAACCCGCCGGAGCTTTTCAGGAAGGCGTTTCGGAGCCGACGGCACGCGCGCACAAGCTGGTCGCTGTCGGCGCGACGCAGGTAGTCGTCCGAGAGTTCGCCATACTCGAAGTTGGCGCGGAAATCCCGCCGGCGCGCCATCAGGTCCCGCTCTTGGCCGCTGTGCGCAGGGTGTCGCTCTTGAGCCGGCTGCCGCGCCACGCGCTCACCAGCTTCGGATCGGGCGTAATCTCCGGGCCGCGGTGGGCGTTCCGGTCACGGGCGCGGGCGATCACAACCTGGCGGGCGGCGCTCTGTTCGAGCCGATCCGCGTCCGCGGGCCGATCAAGAAGGCCGCGGGCGAGATACGCCGCCAGCCGCCAGACGATCACCTTGGCGAAATCGCCCGGCCAATCGGATTCATCGGCCCGGAAATTGTAGAGGAGCATGATGCCATCATCGACATCGGCCAGGAGCTTGCCGCCCCGGATCTCGTAATCGGTGAACCGGACCTTGTTCAGCAGCACCGCCCGCGGCGTGAGCACGTCGGGCGGAATCTGGAAGGCGTAGGCGGGCGAGTCGCCCGTCTCGCCCTGCAGCGTCAGGGTCGCGCGCTTCGTGGCAAAGGACCAGCCGTGGCTCGTCAGGGCGTCCCGGACGATCATTTCGTAGCCCGCCTTGGCCGTCACTGCCTCGTCGGACTGGTCGTTGATCGAGGTCGGGGGCTGCGCGCCCACCAGCGGCATCGCCGCGCGATAGACTTCGACTTGGGAGGCGAACGTGGTCATGCCGCAATGTGCGCCTCAGCGAAAATCTCCCTCAACGCACCTATGAAAAGGGCGGGGCTCGCGGCCCCGCCCCTCTGCACTCCGCCTGAGCTTGCCGTTAAGCCGACTGGCCCTTGGCGATTTCCTCCGCGGCCTCGAGGATGCGGGCCTTGCGGTCGTCCTGCTTGAGACCGTTCCACTCGTCCATGTCCAGGCCGGACTTCTGGAACGCGGCGATCATCGCCGAGCGCGTATCGACCGGCATCTCCAGCGAGGTCTGGACCGCCTTGGGCTGCTGGAAGTAGCCCTTCAGCTTGTCCGCGTCGGGCTTGGCCTCCTTCCCGGCCCGCTCCATCCAGCGGTCGGAGAAGTGCGCCTTGTCCTCGAGGACGAAGACGCTCCCCTCCCGCCGTCGCGTGCCGTAGAACCCCGGCCTGGTCGCCTGGACCTTCATCGGTTAGGCAACCACGTTCGCGGCTTGCGGATAGTGATAGATGCGGTGCGGGTCCTTGGTCAGGAAGGCCGAGAACTTGCCCGCCGTCAGAGCCTCGCCGGTGATGTTGTATTGCACCGCGAGATACCGCTCGTAAGCGTTCACGCCGCCGTTCGGGAGCGCGACCATCGCCACGACGTTGCCCGCCAGCAGGCTCGCCTCCGCGATCGCCCCCGTGGAGAAGTGATCCGTCGCCGACCCGTCCGTCGCGACCGAAGCCGCCGAGTCCGACGCCAGGATGAACTCCACCGAAGCGCCGTCGCCGGTCGAGTCCGCGTCCTCCTCGCACACGATGCCGAGATAGAGCGGCTCGCCCGCGCCGGGATCGACCGCGACCGCGCCGGTGTCCACAACGTTCGTCGAGTTGTTCCGACCCGTGCTCGTGGGAGCCTGCGCGTCGGAGAATTCCAGTAGGCTGTCAATAATCATCGCCGCCCCCTAGGTGACCTGCGCTTCGGTGTTGAGCAGCGCGTCGCAGCGCCGCACCGGGATCTCGTCGAACATCATGACGCGGCGGCCAGAGACCGTCTCCCAGGTCAGGTTCGACGCGATCTTCTCCAGGATGCCGATGCGCAGCTTCTCGCGAATGGTCCGGTTGACATACCAGGCCGCGCGGCCCGCAGCGAAGCTCGGAATCCGCTCGCTCGCCTGGATCATCCAGTTGATGAGCTTCTTGGTGTTGGCGTCCGTGTCGAGGTCGCTCACGTCGATGTTGGGGACGCGTACGACATAGCGCCAGTCGCGGACGTGGACGCCGGCGCGCCACTTGTAGTGCGTCCGGTAGCCCTGCATCCGGCCGCCGCTGCCGTCGGCGTCCTCGATCGTCACCTCGCCCATGTCCGTCGAGGACAGGCCCGCCTGCGAGCCCTTGGGAAAGATTCCGTGGCAGGTATTGCGGCCCCACAGGACCAGCCAGATCGAGGTGTTGTCCGCGCCGGTCCCGCCGGCGTCGATGATGTTGTCGCCGTTCTCCGCCGACAGGTCGTTGAAGCGCGGGGCCAGGCCCGTGAACTCCTCCGGCGCGCTCGTTTCGTCGCCGTAGAACAACGTCTGCGCCATCTCCTCGGACATGCCGATCAAGTGCGCGCTGTCCTCGGAAAGACGGAACTCGGTTGTGTTTCCGTTCAGATCCGCCACGTCCTTGTCAACCTCGGCGTAGGCCTCGAGGTTGCCGACCGTGTCGGTGACCTGCTCGGTCGTGCTCTTGGTGGGCTGGACGCCACCGTAGAGCTTGCGCCACGTCGGAGCGGGGTAGCCCGTCCGGATCGTGCCGCGGTGACCCGTCGGCAGGTTGCCCTCCATGAAGACCCAGTCATCGAGAACCTCGTTGGTCTCGGCCAGGATCTCCGCGATCGCCGCGACGCCCCCGTCAGGATCAAGACGGTTCGCCCAGTCCAGCAGCGTCGGGTTATTCGTTGACAGCGTCGCCATTTAGGCCGCCCTCCCCCCATTCATCGTTGTGTAGATGCGTTCGGCCGGCGTCTTCTCGGCCTTCCGCGAACCCGTCGATGCCGGAGACGCCTGGTCGTCGCCGCCGTGAGCGGCCGCATACAGCTTCTCCAGAATCGTGAACTCGCCCGCCTTGCGCAGACGATCCACCAGCGACTTCGCGTCCTCCTCGGACCCGTAGCTCGCCAGTCCCTTCGTGACCGCTTCGACGCGGCCCTTCACGTTCTCGCCCAGCTTCTTGAGCTCGGCGTCGATCTCCGCCGCCTCGGCCTCGGCCTCGGCTTTCTGCTGAGCGGTCAGCGCCTTGCCGAAGAAAGCGAGGTCCGACTTCACCTGCTCGTTGGAGCGTCCGGCCTCGTGGGCGAACTTCAGGTATTCCTGCAGCGTCGGGTCGTCGGACTGGAGCTCGATTTCCTCCTCGCCGACCTTGATGCCGGTGAGGTCGTAACCCTCCGGCGATTCGGGGACCTCGCCCGTGGCCTCGTCCGCCTCGTCGGCGGCCCTGGCGCGCTCGACCAGCTTGGCGATGTCGGGCTCGCCGTCCTCGCCCTTGTAGGCGTCGGGAACCTCCGGGGGGGCGCCGTCGGCCGAGCCGCCCTGGCCTTCGGCCTCCTGGCCGGCGGCTTCCTCCGCCCCCGGAGAACCGGTCGCCTTCGTTTCGGCAGCCGCCTGCGCGCCCTCGTCGGAGCCCTGCGCTTCGCCGCCGTCTTCCGCGGCCTCGGCTGCTTCACCCAGCGTCGTCATCCTCGTCACCTTCCAGCAGGTTCAGAATTCTTTGCGCGACCCTCTGTTCAGCCGCGAAATCTCTCAACGCACCGGGCTCGCTTCCGGCGGGCGGCGGTCGGTAAGCCATTGTCGCGGAAAGGAAATCGGCGAGCACCTCGCCGTCGCGCGTCTGGCCGATTCGCTTGCCGGCGGCTTTCACCTCCGTCGGCTCGGCGGCCTTGTTGCGCTCCCGGCTGCGGGCGATTTCCTTCCACGAGGGCTTAGGCATCTATGTTCGCGCTCGCCTGTGACTTGTCCGCGGCCTCGAGAAGCCGGACCTGCTTCTGGAGGATCTCCTCGTCGCTCAGGACTTCGACCAGGTCGTCGTCGAGCTTCGACTTGATGTTCTTGAGCAGGGCGGGCGCATCAATCGCCTGCGCGGCGTCCGGCAGGCGGGACAGAACGATGTCGAGCACCTGCTGGGCCGCCTGCACCTCGTCGATGTCTGCGGCCCGCGACAGCGGCGACACCGGCTCGATCGACACCACGCGGCCGTCCAGATTAAGGTCCTCGATCTCGCCGCGCTTGGCCATGATCCACTCGAAGCGGTGGATGAGCGGCATCACCCATTCGCGATGAATCCGCGCCCGCGGGAACACCATCCGGCGCGAGTTCATGGCCTTCATGTCGAGCCACTGGCCGAGAGTCGGCGGCGTATCCCCCTTCTGGATGGGCGCGTCCTGGTAGAGCGCGGTCTTCACCGCCATCTGCAGCTCGTCCTTCTTGAAGAAGGCCTCGCGCATGTCGTTCTCGGGCGGCAGGAGCTCCACCCTCGACCCCGGCAGGCGGGCGTAGTATTTGCCCGCGTCCATGCCCTGGTCGGGATTGAACACGCCGTCATCGTCGAACACGCCGGGCGGATCGACCACCTTTCCGAGCCGTTTCAGCTCGAGGTAGGCGAGCTGGTCGAGGGTGCGCGCCGGCGCCATTGCCTTGTGGCCCGGCCCGAGCCCGTAGGCGGACGGCGAGGAAATCTTCGTGCGCGCCGCGACGATCCGGCACGAGCCGCGGCCCCGGACCGTCCGCGTGCGGCGGATCTTCTTCTGCGCCATGACGAACTCGCGCCATGTCTCCTCGGCCTCGCCGTAAACGGGCTCGCAGCCGGTGATGACGGGAATCCGGTTCTTGCGCTTGCGCCGCTCCTCCTCGGTCGGGGCGATGTCCGACCAGTCGATGCCGGGCCACAGCGTATCGAGGTGCCGGACCGCCACCATCCGCTCCCGCGCCCGCAGCCCGACGCCGCCGAACGGCCCCGGCTCGATCAGCAGCTCGCTGATCGGGATGTGTTCGCAGTGGATCGGCTCGCCGAACGGGCGGAACTGGATTTCGATGGCCGCCGGCGCGTAGGTCATGTCGAGGTAGGCCCCCTGCGCGGCCTCCTCGAAGTTCGATTCGCGGATGCGGTCGTAGAGCCCCGTCATCCGCCGGTCGATGAACTCGTTGACCCGGTCCTGCTCCGATGTCCGGAACTCGCCCGACGCCTTGTGCGTCGTCCACGGGCGGTATCCGGGCGTGAACTCGTCCATCAGGTCGGAGGCCAGGTCGTCGGCGGCCTCCTGCAGCGTGTTGTCGAATATCTCGTCCTGTTCCTCGGGCGGACGCGGCTCCTCGTTCGAGTGCGACCCGCGGTCCACGCGCCGCATCCACGGCGCCGCCAGGTCGATGAACTGGTTATAGACCGGCGCGAACCGCGAGCGGTCCTCGCGCGCTTCCTCGATGCGCTGTTTCAGCCGGCGATCGGCTTCGGTCTCGGGTCCGGGCGCCATGCGTTACCGGAACGACACGCCGGGACCGGGGCTGGTGAACCCGCCGCCGCCCGAACCCGACGAGCCCGAGCCGCTGGAGCCGGACGAGCCGCCGCCGAACGCGCCGCCGAACAGGCCGGACAGGCCGCCGAACCCAAAGCTCGGCTGACCCGCCGCCCTCGCCCGCGCCCCGAAGCGGCGCAGGAGTTCGCGCGTCTGCGCCGACAGGTCGTCCTGCAGTTCGTCAGTGCGCCGGGCTTCCGCCTGCGCCTCGGCCCGCTCGCGCTTGGCCTTCGTCTCCGGGTCTTCCTCTGGAGCTTTCGCCTTGAAACTCATCATCGTCCTCGAAAACGCTGGTTCCGCCCTGCGCGACGAGGTCGCGGAAAAGCGCCTTCGGCCGCAACGCACCGCTATCGAGCCCCAGCAGCAGTTTGACCGCGGAAACGCACGTCACCCCCAGCCGTGTGCGGATCGCGCGGCTCTGCCCGGCCTCGAATCTCAGCACCGCTGTGATCCGGTCCTCGCGCTCGGCCATCCAGGCGATGATGCCTTTGGCTGAGAGGGCGCAGGCGAACATGCGGCTTTCGGACGGGTCGATGACCAGCCAGACGTCCTGCTCGGCCGAGTATCCGAACGCGCAGACGTGCCGCCACCCCGGCTCGGTCAGCCAGTCCCACCAGCTCTCGCGTTTCGGCCGGGCCATGAACGCCACGTTCCAGACGAATACGTGCGGGTTCACCGGGCGAACACGTTCGATCGCTTCGCCCCCTTGATCTTCCGCGTCCACGGCGAGACGCGCCCGTAGGCGTCGATAGGGCCGGACCGCTTCATGGAGGACCCCGAGCGCACGATGTCGCGGGCTTCTCCCTCGCCCCACCAGGCGTATTCGGCCGCCTCCATGACGTGCGAGTGCTCGTCCTTGATGATCTGCGTGGTCACCTGCAGGCCGTTCCCGGCCTTGACCTCCTTCATCCGGCAGCCGCCGTCGAGGGCCGCGATCAGCCGCGGGCAGCGGACGGGATCGATCAGCAGCCGCGGGCCGCGGGAATCGCCTTCCTTAACCACCCGGCGCCCGGCCTGCAGGCGAAGGTCGGGCCGGTCCTTCTGCGCGGGGGGGCGCATCTCAAGCCCGTTGTTGTTGTAGATCGCGAACGTGGTGTTCGAGGCCAGCGCGGAGTTCCCGAGCCGCCATTCGCCCTGCGGGTCGCCCCACCCGCGGTGCCCGGCCTGCCGCCAGAACGGGAAATGCCGGTTCAGGTAATCGACCACCTCCGGCACGAACTCGTCCGGCCCGGCGTTGTCCGCCACCAGCTCCCCGATGGCGAACCAGCGCTGCTGGACGTGCTGGAAGATCACCACCGCCGGCGTCAGCCCGTGGTCGGCCCCGATGACCAGCGGCGCCTCCTCCACGGCCTGCAGAGGCTCTTTCGACACGTTCCAGTCGCGCCGGAACGAGGGGTATCGCGGCCGCCCGCCGGAGAGGGGGCGCACGATATTCCGGAAATCCCGGTCGATCTCGTCGCGCGTCTTGCCCGCCAGCTGCGACAGGTAGGGGGCCTCGCCCATGTTCTCGAGGTTCTCGGCCTCAGGGTTGACCTCGTAGGGCGGGTCCAGGAGGCCGCCGTTCTCATCGAGATGCTCGAGCACCGCCGGGGGCTGCTGGTAGAACCTCCAGTTCGGGGGCCGCCGGTAGGCCATCGCCTCGTGCTCGGGCATGTCCCTGGGAATCGGGGTATCGCCCCGCATGTAGAGAATCCAGTGGTCATAGACGTGCGGGGCGTTGTGATCGAGCCAGACCCGCTTCTTCCGGTCGAAGTCGGGGCAGTCCTTCTTGGCCGGATACCGCCCCGTAACGTCAACGATTTCCGTGAACAGCTGCAGCGGGCAATACTGCCCCTCGTTCACCCACGCCCCGGTCCATTCCGTCGAACGCAGCTTGCGGAGCGTCTCCGGCGAGGCGTCCGCGAACGACCGGAACACCACCTCCGCCTCCACGTCGAGAAACCTCATCTCCTGGATAATCGGCTCGCGCCCCTCGACAGGGCCGTAGAGATCCTCCCGGAACCAGTCCTTCCACGTCTTCAGCGTCCCGGTCTCGAGTTCGCCATAGGTCGGACGAACCACCAGCCACCGGGAACGCCGCACGCCGTCCCTGCACCGCGGAACCCGGCACGCCGCCGCATAAACCGCCGACGCCGTCCCAACCGTCTTGCCGCTCTCCCGCGGCCCCTCGATCACCTGAACGTCATACCGACCCAGGACGCTGTCCCGGACAAACTCCCGCAGCGTCGGGGACCCGCGAAAGTGAATCCGGTCACCCATCAGTCAAAAGGCCGCCCTCATCATCACTCAAACCCAGCAGCTCCAAATCTGGAAAGTCGTTGTCCAGCTCCTCTATCCGACTTTCCAGGTCCCGCACCTTCCGCGTCAGCTCCTTCACATGCTCAGCCATCGACGGAAGGCTCAAACCGCCAAGGTCAGCACGAACACCGGCAACCGCATCCTCAAGACCCGAAATCCGCGAATCCATGCTCGCCTCCCGCGTCAGCCCGCCAATACGGCCCGAGACCCGAAAATCATCACTCGACGACATATCAATCCTCCAATCGCGCCCCAGACCAAAACCTAACCCTCCTCAAACCAGCAGAAACGCACCAAGGGCCTCAAAAAAAATTGGGGAGGGGATATCTATACGGCGAGGGACGCGCGCAATTTTTCGCCCCGGTCGCGATTTCCGCCGGTCTGAGGCGATTCCGCGCCCGTCTCACCGCCAGAAAGTGAGACGCGCCGAGGCCTTCTCATTGGCCTGATGGCGATCCGTGCCGGGCCGCAAAGGATAGCCGATCCTTGGAGCCTTGTGAGTGAGAGCTCACAGGCGCGTGCGGCGCTGCGTGTGCGGCGTAGAAAGATGTCCCTCGCCCACCGCCTTGGCCCACCGCCTTGGCCGCCTGCGCTTCGCCCTTTGCCGAGGCTGGGCTGGCTGGGCTGCGCCTGGCCCTGCTGGCCGCCTGCCCTGCGCGTAGGGTGGAGGAGGAGGGAGGGGGTTGAGGTATGAGTGGTTTGTTGTGTGAGGGGGTTGGCTTCGGCCTTAGCTCGATGAGAGTACCTTGCTTCGGCCGCAGAGGCTTGCTGTTAAGCAACATCCTCCCCTTCCGTGAGGTCCACGACGACGAGCTTGCTCGCGTCGCCCGACGAGCCGCGCTCATCTTCCGCGCGTAGCTGTCTAATGGCTTGCTGAAGAACAGAGACAGGGAAGCGCGTGTTGCCGCTTTCCAGAGCGTCCCTGAGTAGGCTGCTGTAATAGGCTTCGGTCCGGGCCTTCGCGCGCTGGACGGTCTCGGCTAGTTCAGGATAGCGCGTCTTCCAATTAGCCCAGCCCTCCGACGACAGGCCGAGGCGCGCGATCCACTCAGCTTCCGTCATGCCTTCGTCAGCCATGGCCAGGACGCGCTCATTCACGTCGGCGCTATAGGTCTCGACGGCTGCGGGCGCCTCGCCGTCATCGCGCAGCTTCGAGGGCTCGACCGAGGCGAGCAGACGCTTCAGGCGCGATAGCTCGGCAGTGGCGTCCTGTAGCTGCTGCCTGAGCTGCTCGTTCTCGGCTTTCGTCGCATAGCGTCCCGCCATCTCATCCCTTTCCTCGACTGGAGAGGCCGGCGTCACACAAGCGCTCCACCTGACCGACGACCGTTTCGCCCAAGCCGCGAGCATCCGCGAGCTGCTGAGCTGTCCGCCAATCCCGCGCTATCACCTGACCGGCGTAGCGCCCGCCAGCGACCTGGAATTCAGTCGCAAAGAGCAGGCCCGAGTAGATCAGCTCGGCCGTCAGCCATCCGGGTGCGAAAGCGGCGACATCAAAAGGGCGCCCGTTGGCTATCGGCGCATCAGGATCGACCCGGATCGGCTTGCTCGACATGCGATCAGACCACCAGAGGCGCGGCGGCGACGAAACGCACTCTAATGCTTCGATCACTATCATTGTGACGCTTGCGCGGCGTAACCCGGCCTGCGCCGCGCCCGCTTGTGATTTTTTTTCACAACGGCGCTTAACACCTCGCTCCGCAGCGGATATAACAAGCTTGTCGAAAGCGAAGAAAGGATCACCAATGACTGTTGAAATCAAAAACCGCTGGACCGATGAAGTCCTGTTCGAGTGCGAGGCGCCGGACAGCCTGAGCGGACCCCCAAGGCTCGGATACGCCGCAATCGAGGCGGTTAAGGCCCACGCCAACCTGACCGGCGCCGACTTGAAGCGCGCCGACCTGACCGGCGCTTTCATACACTTCCCCGATCAGATCAACGCCGAATTGAGCGGACCCGCCTCGAAGGGGCGCGAATAGATTCAATGGATCTGGAGGATCGACGATGAAGGTTGAAATCAGACACCGCCAAACCGGCGAGGTCATCTACACCACTGAAATCGAGGCTGACTAGGAAATGCGAAAGTTAGCGCCGGCCAAGGTGGCCGAAATCGGGCGGCTACTGTTCGGCGATCGTTGGAAGCATCCCATGTCCGAAGCGTTCGGCGTCCACAAGAATACGCCCCATAACTGGGAGCGCAGCGGCGCAGATCGAAACGCCTTCCTGGGCCACGTCGCGCTCGAACTCGCCAAGCGGGACGAGATCAGCCAACGGCTGAGGGACTTCCTGATTGACGAAATGTGCTGAGAGTCCGAGAGAGCGCCGTGTGTGCGTATTGCGGTGTCAGGGCGGGCACACCCCGTAGAAGGCGCTCACGCCGCCTCAGCGGCGCTCTGTGCGCCTAATGAGGCGTCTGCAGCGCGCCACCCCTCCAGCCAACGCTCCGCGCGGTCGCCGCCGTAGGGGCAGTCCGACTCCGGAAGGTTCCGCGTCCTTGCGTAGAAACCGTCCTCGCGGGCCGCTTCGTCGAGCTGGTCGGGAAGCGCTACCGTGGACTCCGCCATTGTGACGAGATCGATTTGCGCCGGGGCGTGAATGGCCGCGAGGATCTTCGCCGTCTCCTGCTGGCGCCGGATCATGTCGTCATGGTCCAGCGTCACCAGCCGCATCGCCTCGCGGATCGCCTTGGGATTGATTCCCGCGGCCTGCGCCGCCTTGTAAGCGGCCTTGAGATTGGCGCGCTCGGCGTCCACCCGCTGCTTGGCGGTAATGACAGCGTTCATGTGATGGAGGATGACTCCGTCGTCCGTCACGCCGCCGACCTCCGGATGCGGATCACCGAGCGGATCAACTGCTGCGTCTCCGGCGATTCCCCGGACCGCGGCGCGTATCTCGCCGCCACAGGCTCCGGGGCGTGGACCCGATCGGTCAGGCCCCGCGCCTCGACTCGGGGCACCAGCACCAGCGCCATCCCGAGCGCCTCCAGGAGCCAGTCCATCGACGGCGTCATCTGGAAGGCGCGTTTGCCCCACGGCTTGTCCGCGTTCTCGATCTTTGTGACGTGGCCCCGTGAGAGGCCGACGATCTCGTCGAGCGCCTCGCCGGTGAGGCCAAGCTCCTCCCGGCGCTCTTTAAGCGCCCGCTGCATCTCGGTCTCGCTCGTCACCATCAGGGGCTTCACTGGTCCCTCCCCATGTGACGCTCAAACGGCCGGGCTTCCCGTCCCCGGCGTCGCCGATTGCGGCTCTGCCCCTTCACGCCGCCGTTATGAACCCGGCCGCTGCGTTTCATCGCCGTCGTTACGACGCCGTCAGACACCACGAACTCGACGCCCTCGACGCTAACCCGCGTCGCCCCGGCCCTGATCGCCGCGTGAACGGCAGGCGTCAGGATTTCCTCGCGCACCGCATCCACGTCCAGGCCCTTCACCCGCTGCAGGTAGCGAAGCACCGCGTGATCCGACACTTGGGGAGGCTTCCGGCTCTTAGCCATCCGACTCCCTGTCCTTGTCGGCCTGTGTGATCGCCCGCCGCAGCCGCCGGCGGTGGCGGTTGGATCTCATCGCATCCATCGGCATCAGCCCGCGCCTCCCACGACTTTCGGCTTAAAAGGGAGCGGCGGGTCGCCGCTCTCTCCGGTCACGCGCTTCCAGCGCTCGTGCAGCGAGCTCGACGGATCGTCCGGCCGAGCCCCCCAATCTTCCTTCCAATAGCCGCGATCGAAGCTTTTCAGACGGAATTCGTCCTGGCCGAGCGTCTCCGCCCCGCCATCCCCCTCGAAACTCTCCCAACGACGGTATTTCAGATAGCGCTCGGCGTGCAGGAACTTCGTCTCCGCCTCGCGGCAATGGCGGCCATAGGGCCCGAGCCCGTCCAATGCCGCTTCGCGCTCCGCTTCTTCCAGCAGCTCCCATTCGGCCAGAGCGCGCCATTTGGTGTTGTTCTTCTTGTCCGGGTAGGCGCCCCAGAAGCGCTCGAAGTCCGGCGGGTACCGCCGCGGCGGACCGGTGCGCTTGCGAGCGGTCCGATGGTCATCGGACTTCAAGGAATCTTCTTCTTCCTCTGTTTCTTTCTCTAACAAAGGCGGGTCGTTGTTTTTCAATATCTTACCGGAATTTTCTGCATGGGTTTTTGCCGACATTCCGTCGGGTTTTTGCCGAGTTTTCCGCGCGTTTTTGATCTCTTTGAGCACGCGGGGCTTGGTGAGACGTCCATCTGACGTCATCTCCATGCGACCCTCGTCCAGCCACTCGGCGACCCTTTTGCGGGCATGCTGGACGGAGCAATTAAGGATGTGGCGGAGCTTCTTCGGGTCGGCGGGGGCGTGGCCGTCGCGCTGGTACATGAACAGAAGGACGCGCCAGTAGTCGCCAAACTGATGGCCGTCCATGTCAGAGCAGGAGGCCAACGCCGCCCCGGGAAAGCAGCGGAACCACGGAAGATCGGTCTCGCTCATGAGGCCCCTCCCCCGGACGGGTTCTCGAACCGCCCTGCGGGCATGCGATTGTCAAACTTCGTCAGCGCCTCGTCGAAGGCGAGCTTGATGGTCCCGATCGGCCCATGGCGCTGCTTGCCGACGATGACCTCGGCGAGCGCGGCGCACCGGGACAGCTCCTCCTGCCAGTCGAGGTGCTCGGGCGTGTTCTCGGCCGGCTCCTGGCGGGCAAGGTAATAGGCCTCGCGGTAGACGAACATGACCACATCGGCGTCCTGCTCGATGGAGCCGGACTCGCGAAGATCGGAGAGCTGCGGGCGCTTGTCGTTGCGCTGCTCCACCTGGCGGGAGAGCTGCGAGAGCGCCAGGATCGGAATGTCCAGCTCTTTGGCGAGGGCCTTGAGTCCTTGCGTGATCTCGCTGACCTCCTGCACCCGCCCGTCATTCTTCCGGCGCTCGCTCCCGGCGATAAGCTGGAGGTAGTCGACGATCAGGACGTCGAGGCCGTGCGTGCGCTTCAGGCGCCGGGCCCGGGCCGCGATTGATGCGATGGAGATCCCGCCCGTGTCGTCGATGTGCAGCGGAATGGACTGCAGCTCTAACATGCCTTCGCGCAGGCGCTCGAACTCATCGGCGCGGACCTCGCCTCGCTTGAATCTATCCGACGGGGTGCCGATCCACTCGCAGACGATGCGCGCGGCCAATTGCTCGGCGCTCATCTCCAGCGACAGGAATCCGACGACGCCGCCGTCGACGGTCTTGCGCTCGCCCTCGGGGGTAATCTCGTAGTCATAGTTGCGAGCCAGCTTGAAGGCGATGTTGGTGGCCAGCGCCGTCTTGCCCATCGAGGGCCTGCCGGCGAGGATCACCAGGTCGGACTTGTGCAGCCCGCCCAGCTTGCGGTCGAGATCGGTAAATCCGGTCTTCACGCCGGCGACGCGGCCCTCGCTCTCATAGGCGGCGGCGTAGGTCGCGGCGACCTCCGTGAGCGCGGCCTGGAAGGGCCGCCAGCCCTTGGATCGCCCCTCCGTGCCGATGACGTCGGAGAGTTTCGTCTCCGCGGCATCAACCAGGTCGTCGGCGGAGCCTTCGAGGTCGGGCTCGTAGGCGTCCTCGGCGATCTCCAACCCCACCCGTATCAGCTCGCGCTTCAGGGCCAGGTCGCGGATCAGCCGGGCGTATTCGGGGGCCGCGGCGGTCGGGTACGGCGCATCGGCGAGCGCCACGATGTACTCGACTCCGCCGATCTCCTGAAGTCCCTCATCCTGCTCGAGGCGCGTTTTGAGCGTGATCGGATCGGCGCGCTCGCCCCGGGCGATCATCTCCATGACGACCGCGTAGATGCGCCCGTGCACCGGGTCGTAGAAGTGGCGGGCCTTGAGGAAGTGCCCGACGCGGTGCGCGGCGTCGTTGTCCAGCAAAAGGCTGCCCAGGAACGCCTGCTCGGCGTCGAGATTGTGCGGGGCGCTCCGTTCGGCCTCAGCCGGGACAATATCGGTCTGGGCGCTCATGAGGCCGCCCTCCTACCCTCTGGTGTGGCCAGCCAGCGTCCTGAATTCTCGTGGCGGATCAGCCCTTCCTTCACGAGCGCCTGAACCGCCTGGCGGGCCTGGTATTCGAACATGCGCCCGATGCTGGCGATCTGGCCGACCGTGAGAGAGTCATGACCGGCGATGGCCTTCAGGGCTCGTCTGCGGGCCTGTGCGGTCGGCCAATCGCGGGTCGGCTCGATCTCCGTGACGCCGTTCTCCGCGATGAACTTTCGGACGAGGCCCTCGT